CTAGACCGTCCACTAGTACTATTCCTACCTGTTGCAAATGCATTAGCATCTGGAACAGTTTCAGTCTTTGATGCTGCAACATCTTGGGCGGAAGACAATAATGGCTTTGTTGTAATTGGAACTGATCCAGATCTAACTGTTGCAAATGCTGTTTCTTTTGCTGGTTCTCTTGCAGATACAAGCAATGCTGCTGTCTACTATCCAAATATCTTTATTTCAGATCCACTAGGACGTAGTTCTGGAGCACTTCGTAAGATTGAACCTACTGGCGCAGTTGTTGGTCTTTACTTATCAACAGATGCAAGCCGAGGCGTATTCAAGGCTCCTGCTGGTATCTCAACTCCAGTACTAGGAATCGTTTCTGTAGAAAAAACATTTACATCTACAGAGTTAGATACTATGAATGCAAGTACTTCTCCAGTAAATCCAATTCGCCAAATTCCTGGTGCTGGTCTTTCTGTGATGGGTGCTCGTACATTAAAGCAAGATGGAACTGCAAACAAGTATGTAAACATGAGACGTTCTTTAATTTACATTCGTAAGAATCTAAAGAACTTAACAGAGTTTGCACTATTTGAAAACAATGACGAAAGATTGTGGGCCCGTATTAATACTAATATTGGTTCTTTCTTAAGTGAATATCGCAATCAAGGTGGTCTTCGTGGGGCAACCCAAGCGCAGGCTTACTTTGTAAAGTGCGATGCAGAGAACAACTCAGATGCAGATATTGCAAATGGTGAAGTTCACATTCAAGTTGGTGTTGCTCTTCAATACCCAGCAGAGTTCATCGTCATCGACCTCAGCCAAAAGACGCTGAACTAATCCGAAGGAGATAATAAATAAATGCCTACAATCATTAATAATCGGTCAAGTTTAATTACCGATCCATTACGTAACTTTAGATTTTTAGTTACGTTTAAACCTATCCCAACAGCAAGTACTGCAACAACAAACTTGGCTGCAGCCACTACTTTTGGGTTTACATCAATCTCTGGAATGGCGGTTACAACCGACTCTATTCCTTACCGTGAAGGTGGGTACAACACCACTGTTCACCAGATTCCAGGACAAACAACCTTTGCTCCTATTACATTACAACGTGGTGTAATTCTTGGAAGTAATCAAAACTATGAGTGGATGCGAAACCTATTTGCTACAGTACAAGGTGGAGGAAGCACTCGTGGTAAAGAGCAGAACTTCCGTTGCAATTTAGAGATTCAAGTACTGTCTCATCCAATTCCATCAGCGGGTGAAACTGCACAAAACACTCCATCTGCAACCGATCACGTAGCAATGCGTATCGAAGTTTATAATGCATGGCCAACCGCTGTAGCATACTCAGACCTAAACGCTGGTGATAATGCTTTACTTGTTGAACAGATGACCTTGGTACACGAGGGATTCAATATCAACTGGGCTGCATCTCTAGCAACTAGCGCAGCAGCATTTACCGCATAATCTAACAAAGGATAACAATGACGAATACCATTAGCGCAGCGGTTAATCCCGCATTAGCAAACCAAATGTTAAACAAGGCGTTGACTGAAACGCCAAAAGAAAGAACGCCTGAAATCGTATCTCCTTCAGATACAACTGTTGAACTTCCTGGCGGCTATATAAACGCCGCTGGGGAGGTCATCAGAACTGCAGAGGTTCGTGAACTAACAGGTAAAGATGAAGAAGTTATTTCTAAAACTAATAACTTAGGTAAAGCAATTTTAACTATCTTACAATTAGGAACCGTTAAAATTGGCAATGAACCATCTAGTGATAAGTTATTAGATGAACTTTTAGTCGGCGATAGAGATGCTATCTTGCTTGGCATTATTAAAGCCACCTTTGGAACTACAGCAAAACTTCCAATATTCTCAGATGGAGAACAGAAGTTTGTTGAGATCGATCTTAACACTGATATTAAAACTAAGTTCCTAGCAGATCCTATAAATGAACGAATGTTTACCGTTAAAGGTAAAGCCGTTGAGTACACAGTAAAACTGCCCAACGGAGTTGTTCAAAGAGAAATGATTAACAATGCAGATAAGACTCCTGCAGAACTAACTACTATTGTTTTAGAAAATACTTTAGTTCGTATAGGAGAGGCCCCTGTATACAGCAAAGCACAGGTGCAAGCACTTAGCGTTGTTGATCGTAGAACGATTATTGAAGAAATAAACAAACGAGCCCCTGGGCCACAGTTTGAAGACATAGTTGTTACAGACCCCGATACAGGAAGTGAGGTAACGGTTCCTATTAATTTAGGATCCTTATTTCAATTCTAATGTGATTAGTTACGCCAGATTATTCTCTGAATGGTCTGCGTTATCTGAGTACAACGATGGATGGTCTTTATCTGAGATAAAAGGTTTATCTCAAAGAGAAAGAAGCAACTGGTTAGAGGTTGCAAGAGTGCGATACGAAAGGATGAGTAATGGCTAAAGATCCCGTATCGCAAATTTCCAATGTAAACGCTGGTCTAGATCAGACTCTAAAAAAACTTAATGCCTTTGAATCTATTCTCAAAAGAATAGGTGGAGTTGCAACAAAGTCTCTAGATTCAGTAAGCCGCATAATGATGCCAAGTGTTGGCATGGGTCCTGGATTAAGTTTAGGAAGTAGTAACGCTCAATTTAGTAATGGTGCAGGTGGTACATCTGCAGGTAGTAGCACCAATGCAATGCCTTGGATCTATTCAAAGACAGGTGCTGCAGGTGTTGCTGGAGTTCAACTTGGATTAGGTCTTGCAGGAGCAGCCTACAGTGCAATGCCAGATCTTGGTATGACTGTATCTCGTGCAACTGGCTTCTATCAGAGTTCACTACGTACTGGTGGAAGAATGAACCGTGCAGGAGTTGCTGCGGCCACCTTTAGTGCATTAGGTGGTGGCATAACTGGAGTTGGCGATGATGTAGCCGCAGCATCAATGCTTTCTCAAGGTTATAACTTTATGCCAGGAACATCTTCATTCGATAGAATGATGCGTGAAGTAGGCGGTGTTGGTCGTTACTTTGGAATGCAGAATGCTACTGCTGCTCAGGCTATTGGTGGATTACGCACTGGAACAATGGGAGCACAACTTTATCAGTTTGGTATAAATACAACTGATCCAAGTACTGGACAACCTCTTTCTACAGAAGCAATTGCTCAACAACTCTACGGTCGTATGACTATGGGTGGGAGAGTAACCCCAACCGCTGAACAGATGGCAACAAACTTACGAGCAGGTTTTGGCTCAGTAGATATGCAGATGTTTTCACCAGAACAACGAGCCCTACTAGAACCAATGCTTATAAACATGGCTGCTGGTAAACCTCTAGGTGATTTAGCAAATCTACCATTTAATGCTGATAATCCATTAAATGCACAAATGAAACTTGCTACATCAATGACTTCCTTAATGGAACGTGGTACTGAGCCAATGATTTCTGGTTTTGAGTCAGCAGCAACTGCAGCGGCTGCATTAAATGCACAACTAGAAAAATTGCCAGATGGATTTTTTAAGACAAAAGGATTTGTTCAAGGACTTTCAAATACAAGTGCTGGATCCGCAATTAGCGGAGTTGTTGGAGGAGTTGCTGGGGCAGCGGGTACTTTATTAGTAGCAAAAGGTGTTAGAACTATGTTGGGAGGAGCAGCCGTTAGGGCTGCTGCTAGTGCTGCTACTGCTGCTGGAGGCGCTGCTGCAACTACTGCTGTTGCTGGTGGAACTACGGCCGCTGTGGCTGGTGCTACTGCAGCAAAGTTTGGAATAAAAGCCGCATTAAGAATGGTGCCGTATGTTGGCACCGCATTACTTGCTTATGAAGGATTAAAATATTTAGGAAAAAATATGTTTGGAACACCTGCTAATGCGGCACAGACTTCGCAAACAGGAACAGCAATGACTGCTGGTATGGATCCAGAACTATTACAAACTTTACAAAATGCTGGTTTTAGTGGAGCATCTTTGAGTACGGCATATGGGGTTGTGAAGGCTGAGTCTGGTGGAAGACCTGAAGCAAAAAATATGCAGGGTCTTGATAAGTCTTATGGTTTATTCCAAATTAATATGGAAAATAATGATCCACGTAATCCTAATATGGGAGTTAAGCGTAACGAAGCCTATTTAAAAAAGTATAAATCAATTGGTTACACAGGTCCAGAAAGTCTGCTTGATCCATTTATAAACGCTAGAGTTGCATATGACATTTCTAAAGGTGGAACAAACTTTAATCCGTGGACTACGTATACCAGCGGTAAATATCTACAACATACCTCTGGCACCGCTTCGGCTAGCATGGGAAACAAAACAGTAAATATAACTGTTAATTTAGCCAATGCTTCGACAGCAGAAGCCAATAAGTTGGCTAAACAAGTAAAAGACATTTTGTTAAAAGATAAAGACCTTCAAGAAGTGGGAGGTAAATAATGCCTGGAGAAAACAGTAATCCAAATCAATATGTTAAAACTATTGATCAAATCATTGCGGAACGAAATAGTGCTAGAGCAAAAGGCGTGGCTGATGCCGCTGCTGCTAGAGACAAAGCCCGTAAATCAAATCAATTATCAAATTTAGTAACACAGATAAATGAATATAGAAGGTTAATTATTCTTGCTGAGAGAGACCTAAGTATTACATCTGCCAACATACAAGCAGCACGAGCCGCTGGTAATACCGCTGGAGTTGATACAGGGCTTGCACTCTATAATACTCAAAAAGTAAAATTAGATAAACTAAAAGACGATGAAGCAAGAGTAAATACAGAGCGTAGAAATATTGTAGCGGGATTAGTTGCTGCAAATAAAGCAGTAATTAATGCGTCTATTAAAGACTCTGGGATTACGAAGCCAGATACAAATAAAAAACAAAAAAAGATTAAACCTGCTACAGAAGATACGCCAGAGCCACCAGCACCACAACCTTTTACTGGGTACGTATATAACTTACCAATGATTCAGTCTGCATACTTTAGACAAGATTCTCCTCAAGGAGGAAGCACTGAACGGGGTGTTACTGGGGCGGGAAACTACACAGATGCTAGAAATATGTTTGGTGAGTCTATTGCAAAAGGCACTATACAAATGCCACTTAATCTTACAAACAGTGCTGCTTGGAAATTTAAAACTGGAATATATAAAGAAGATTCAACAATGTATGGTTTTAAATTTTTGTATAACCCAACTGAAGTAAACATGGGTTGGGGAATGTTAGAGGGTGTAGACCCAAACGTAATACGAAGCGGTGCTGCTGGAGGGCTTGCTCCTATAAGTGGTGTGGGATTGTCTACTATTGATTTTACTTTATTACTAAATAGAATTGGAGACATGGATTTCTTAGATGAAAATGGATTAGCAACAGGAGAAAATAATCCTTATTCAGGAGTTAATACTCTTAGTAGAGTTGAAGATTTAAAAACTATTTATAAAAAAGGAACTATGTACGATCTTGAATACTTGTTTAGAGTTATAAATGGACCAAATGCTATACATCAAACCATTCTAAACGGTAAGAGTGCTGATTGGGGATTTTTAATTGGATCTCAAATAGAGTTATTCTTAGGAGATGGATTAAGATATTTGGTTAGATTAAATGGAATAAACGTTAGTCATACTATTTTTAATGATCGAATGGTTCCTGTTCTTTCTCAAGTATCCCTATCTTGTGGAAGATACAATGACGTGGGATTGAAACCAGAGGATAACCGATGATTTTTTTAGATAGCAGATATGTTGATGGCACTCTATTTAAGGCTTGGCATGCAGGTAAACAGGAATACCATCTAACAGTTTTTAGAAATTATCCAACTTCTTATTTAGGATACTTTATATATGAATGGGTTGAAACCGACCGTTTAGATTTACTTGCTACAAAATTTTTAGGAAGTCCTTCTTTGTGGTGGAGAATTTTAGATATTAATCCAGAGATTATAAACCCTCAAGAACTTACTCCAGGAACTCAATTAAGGATTCCAAATGCGTAGTCCAGGAACTCAACATAGA